AAGAATTCGGCGCGGCGGCCTAAGAGACCCAAAGGTCCCCCTAGCGGGCTTTAGCCCGCCATTGGAAAAGTAAATTATCCAATGTCCTGGGGCCCCCTTAGTAGGGGGTTACCCACCTCGTCTTGATGTAGGCGGTACGAGGACGCCCAGCGCGTTCCAAGTTCCCCTCATCGTGGCTTGGTGAATCGCCACGCTTAAGGAAGTACTTGAGCAAGACGGCAGGACCATCGAGATTGTCTCTCGGCGACCGGCTCGACACCACACAAGCCTTAACCAAAGGCTTATGAAGGTGCTCGTGTTCTTTCTCAGAAACATAACCAAGAAAGGAGACACGACCTAACGCGGAGCTAGTGGATTCGATGCACGGAAAATACTTAAGTAAATCCCGTATTTTCTCATCCAGCCACTGGCACGTGGACCAACAACCATATAAATACATATGATTGCGGAATTCCACGAGTTTTGTGACCTCCGCAACTTGCTGCCGTGAAGAAGGAAACTTACTCCGGAACTTGACTACAGTTACGTCATGTCCATCGTAATACTCCTTCCCGCAGGACTCTCTGAACCTTCCGGTCCAGAAAGACTTACGGCGATTCACCTTTGCACCAAAGTGCTCTAGTGTCTCAATCACGGTATGCACATAATTCACGGGGACGATAATATCGTCTCCATAAACGCGCACCATACCCACGAAATCCAAAAGTTCGGACTTCGTGGTAAAGCGGTATCCTCGCTCTCTCTCTATTCCAAGGAATATGATGGTCAAAAAGACCATCGCCTCGAAAGGGAAACAGAGAGCAGAACCCATAGATGCGAACTTGGAGAGGGGAATTACTCCCTCGCCAGGTACATCGGCATGCGTCGACCGACAGGCAAGCACCGCCTCCTTTAAGAGGGGGTGACGAGCCAAGAGGGCTTCGACATGCTTCAAAGAGACCCGATCAGATGCCTCGCTCAAATCGAGCGTTGCAAGGGGACCTTTCGATCCTCTCCGAGCCAATTCCTGGTTAGGGATTTGGGATTCGGAACTGATAAACTGACCCGTACAATCACGGTCAGTCCAACGGCGTACGCTCTCGAGCAATCCTTGTTGCATATACTGCATAGAGGACGGCTCAATTGCAATAATCCGCGGGGTCTTTTGCGTCTTAGGAACAGAGACAACCCGAGAGGGCATCTCTGAACCGGGTTCCAGGTAGTCTACAGAGGCATGCCACTCCTCACTGTTGAAACGAGGAGATGGCGAGAGGAAGTCTCCACAGTGGAAGACCTCCTCTAACCTCTTGGTCCAGTACGTCGTTGAGTACTTGCCATTACTGGTTAGTTGCTCAGCGGTGGCACCGGGCCCATGTTTGGGAACAATCCTCTCATTGTAGATATCGCTATCTACACGGGAGAATATAGAACCAAACAACAACGCTGCCATGCGCGACAGCTCCAACATGTCGGAGCTATCCGCATACATATCGTTGCGGTGGACTACCTTATCACAATGGACAAACTCAGACATCGCTGCGCGCTCCCGTTTGGGAGTGCACAGCAATTCCATCTTGCCAAAGATCAAAGTCAATTGTCTTATGGCTTGAATGGAATCTATGTCCGGGTCATCCATGAGGATACCACTATCTAGATGGAACACATGTTCCGTGAAACCCCTCAGAAATGAGGGGAGACACGAGCCTGACTTCCGAAAGGGAAGAAAGGCTTCGGGAACAACCATCCCTTGCGAGAGACAATACTGAAAGTCTTTCGCAAAAGAGGGAAGGGTGATCGTCAGAAACGACATACCCTCGTGTTCACATCGCACTCGGACAGTATTAATGTCCAAGGTGGTGCTAGTGCTACATCTGTTGGCCATTTCTTGAGCCAACATGTTCCAGAGTGAAATCAGGCTTTTCATAAGCCCTCCTTTAATTTAGGGGGTGCTTATCCTTAGCCTATCACACTGAGGGCTGTTCTAGCTAGGTCAAAAGACCAAAGCCGAACAGGGCCAGAGCAAGAC